GTAGGAAGCGAAGTAAAACGTTGCGCATAATGCCACGGATCAATAGTGCCCGCAGCAGTAGAACGAAACAAACCGGTAATCTCAGAAGGGTTATAGCGGTATTCCGCCCAACGCTCCTGATAACCGAAAACATTAGCATCAGAAGAACCACCAGTAACATAAATTTCCTTGTTAAGAATAGCTTGTTCACCAAGCATAGCAAACGCAGGAAAATAATAATCATAGCGAGTAGAACGGCTCCAATGGCGCCGTAAACCTTGCTGATAAGTCAAATCAGCACGAACAGCGATAACGCCAATAACATAACCATGCTCAACAAACGACTGGGTAAAACCATGATTGTGTGCATGATAAACGCCCATAGCAGCCAAATTACCTTGAGGTGTAGTCTGGCCAGAAATACCAGTTCCAGTAGTCTGAGCAATAGGAGAAATATTAATTAAAGTAGAACCACCACCTAAATACTCAGGACGCTGCAATCGGGCATCAGGCGAAGTAACGCCAAAATGAGAACGCAAAATCTCGGTATAACGAGTACCACCTCGTGCATCACGCTCAAGCAACTTTTGAATCTGAAAAGATTGACGAAGCTGATTAATAGTAGCTGCAGTTGCTTGTGAAAGATCAGCATAAACATTCGGAAAATGACCCGAAGCACCAGCAGTTCCAGAACTATTTACTTTATCAAGAATAAAAGCAGAAGCACCACCCCAAACATAAGTACCAGCAGCAACAGTAGAACCTGTTGAATCATAAGAAGGGGCACCATAAGACTGATTAGCACCAACAACGGTAAGACCTTTAACAGGAGCAGAAGTACCTAAAGGCAAAGTAACAGCAGTACCACCCTTTTGAGGCCAAGGCAAAGCAGAAGTGAAATAATCATGACGCTTACCGCGTCGCAAAATAGTGTAATTAGTAGCAGGTGAAGTATCAGGACCATCACCCTTATCGACAGTAACAGAATTCTGTAAATTCTCGTCTCTAAACCACTGATTATAAATCAGATTGTAGGCGCGAGTAGGTAACGCCGAATGTGAAACCGTAGCACCATTGGTAACTTGACCCACAGTCGGTAAACCAAGGTAGTCCTGTAAGGACCCGATAGCGTATCCACCAGCTGGGGATACCTGTTGAGGGATAGTGTAAGAAATAGAATCGGCAGGGTTATCCTGCTCCCCCATAAACTTAACCCAATTCGTCCAAACCAAACGATTAGGAACAAAGAAAAAGAACGAGTCCAAATGGAGATTATCCATAACCGGAAAAAGTGGTGTAGCCAGCCGGCCGAACATCGTGACATTAACATTAAATGTGTCTCCAGGTAAAACCTCTTCGCACATGATAGGAACTAAAAGACCACTATCAAAAGTAGTCTTAAGAGTTTTCTGCATAGAAAATCTAGAGCGGGGGATGTCAGCACGGGGGACCATTGCAAAATTATGTGCATCAACCGATTTATTGTGAAACATAAATAACTCCAAAAAATTAAAAAAAGTGGCCCCGAAGGGCCACAAGGGTCATGACGACTGCAAAACGTCTTTAGCGCGTACAAGGACCTGAGGTTCATTATTAATAAACGAACCAGAAGAATCATTGAATTCACCAAGCAAATACAAATCAAAATCATCGGGATGCTTATTCAACTGGTTATCACCAGCTACACGATTCACTTCATCAGTAAAATCACGAATAGCAACATTACGATGGGGAACAAAAAACGGACGGTTAAAAACATCGGCTGCGCGATCTTTAACAGAAACAACAAACAAAATCATGATATGACCTTTAAATTATACGTTTTGAAAGAGAAGCTCGAGACGAGCTAACAAGAGAACGCGAACGCTTACGGACCGGAAGGTCCTCATAAGCTTTACGCTCAAGGTCTAATTCAGCACGAACTGAAGACCTATACTGCATATCCAGTGCAAGATCGGATCCAACCTCCTTTAACAAAGTTTTATAAAAACGTGGAACTGGGGCTTTAGAGCCCTGAGCAGTAATAACAGAAGCATGCGGAAAAACATCCGACATGAAATAATCCCGAAACCAAGAACGGCCAATGCCTTTAGACATAACCAAAAACTCGGGATTAGGCAAAACAACTTCACCAGTAGCATCATCAACATAAAGCGGTTCAGGCTTTTGCAAGCCCTTAATCTTTTTCAAGATATATCGGGCAATGTATGCAGCAGACTCAAAATTAAGAGTACCAATCAAATGATTCCCCCTAGGCCAAAGCTTAGAGACGGTTGCAGAAGTAAAAGTAAAATCACCATTAGAACTGCCAAACCGCGAACGGTCATCAGAAAAGTCCACACCAAACAACGCAATATGAAAATGAGGCCTTCGAGAAAGATCACCATACTCACCTGAGGCAACATAACGAAACTTAAAACCAGCTTTACGCAAACGCTTGAAAAACCGCTGTAGGTCATCTTTAAAAAGTTGACCATATTCAGGTAGCCAATCATCGTTATACGTGAGGTTCAGCATACAAGACACCTTGTGCATCTGTTGCTCGTGAGTTATACGAATAGCCCATTCTCTCGAATAAGCCAAACGGCACTCTATACACTGACCACACTTCGTAGGACCATGGGTGGGATGTGACCATAGAGATGTGCACACCAGAGCCTTACAGGCGAATACCACCGCGCATTGGGCCGGCAGTGATATTAATCAACTTAGTCGTTGATATGTTGCGTTTAAAAGAAGAAGCGCTTGAGCGCTTATTGGCATTGTGACGGTGCAAAGGCTTCATAGTTACTCCAGTAGAACAGAAAAACAAAAAGGTGTCAATAGGCACAGTTACATCAAGTAGCGAACTGTGCCTATCAACGATTAAGCAGCGGGAGCTGCATCAACAGGAGGACTCTCCTTGGGTCTGGCAATAGCCAAACCAAGGCGAACCGCCTCATCCTGATTATCAGGATTAGCAAAAAATTCCAAAAATTCCTGAGGAGAATTGTGAAATCTTGCACGTACTTTTGCGTCCATACGCATAAAGTTCTCATCAGCCTGACGAACTACATTCATAGCAGACTGAAAATCAAAAACGCCCTCGTAATCAACATACTGGGGCATAGAGACTGGATCAGGTAAATGACCAGTCTTCATAAAACGATCAACAATAGTGTTGATATCAGACTCATCGCGAAATTGCTGCTGAGTCAAAGAATCATCTAAACACTTCAAACCAAACTCGACAGAGCGAGAATCAAAATCATCATAAGCAGAGGCAAATAACATAAAAACTCCTTAACGTCGCAACATACGAAAAATGTTCATAACAGTATCAACCAAAGGCTTGTACTGTCCGAACTCCTTACCCAAATTTTCAGCCATCTGAATGGCTTTCAAATCAGCAGCAACCAAATCAGACTCATTCAAAGTCTTCAAAGCAAGAGCAAAAATTTGCTGCTTGCGCTGCTCTTCAGTCAACGTCTGCGCTTCAATAAGCTTAACAGACGATTCAAGCTGTTTAATAACAGCAACCAAACGCTCACCCTCAATAGGAATATTCTTAGTCTCTTCAGCAATCTTCTTAGATTGCGTTTCCATAAAACTAATATGGGCACGCTTCTCATCAGCAGAAGCAAAAGACAATTCCTTATTAGCAAGGGTTAACAGCGTTTCAGCACGTTTCTTAATAGTATCAGCATCAATATTCTCAGTCTCAGCGCCAACCTTAGGAACTTGCTTATGAGCAAGTGAAGTTTGAGCAGACTGATAACCGGTAGTAGCACCGGCAGCATACGGGTTCTGAACTTGCGTTATAGAACCTGTAGGAGTGGACGCACCACCGCCCTTCAAATAAGCAAGCATAGGATTGAGGCCAGCAGCCTCCATATCCTTAACTTGCCTTTGATAAGCGGTATTACTCATACGCTCCTGAAAAGCGGTGTTTTCACGAGCAATCTGCATATTCTGAGCATTAGTATTCTGTTGACCAAGAAAACCACCAACAGTAGCAGCAGCAGATTGAATAGCAGGCGTAAAAAGATCACCAACCTTAGAAACAGTATCCTTCAAAAAATCAAACATAAAAACCTTTCCCTCAATCATTCCCCGAAGGGAATGATAGAGGCTTAAAAATGATCGATAAGCCCAGGTACAGAGTACATAGGAAGAGGACGAGCAGCGTTAATATTAAAAAACGCATCAAGCAAAAACTGCTGACCATTAGCAGCAGAACCAACCGCCAAATTACGAGCAAGAGGCGGAGTATCCTGAATAAAAGTCGAATTCAGAGTAGGAAGCGAAGTAAAACGTTGCGCATAATGCCACGGATCAATAGTGCCCGCAGCAGTAGAACGAAACAAACCGGTAATCTCAGAAGGGTTATAGCGG